GCAAGTGTTGGAGCATCTCCTCTAGTATTTGCATCTCTACAAAGGTTAATAAACTCTACAATTTTGTCGCAAAGCCTTTGACCCGTACCCGTTTTATTCTGCAAGATTTTACTTTCCACAGATGGTTTAGGATATGAGACCTCAAGAGATACCGCAAATCTACTAAGTGTAGAACTATCCATTTGAACCGCTGATGAGAATTGACCCGTCAGATCGCCCTGACCATTTGTATTATCAGCACCTACAATAACAACACCCTCCGCAAAAGGTATCCTTTCGCCCGTCTCAGGTATTATATATTCACGATCTTGAAGAACACCATTTAAAGCAATTAAAATATTTTGTGGAATTCTTGCAATTTCATCAATTAATAAAACTGTATAAGGTTGTTTAACTGCTTTTAATAAAAGTCCATCTTGCCAATATGTTGATCCATTCTTAGCACCAAAACTCCCAAAAAACTGATCAATACTTAGATCAGCATTTCCCGTAATGGCAATGAACTGCCTACCCGTCTTAGCACAAAACCATCTAGGTAGTGATGTTTTTCCCGTACCCGCCTTTCCATACAAAAATATATTATCAGGTATTCTTCCATCTTTATTAGATGCACAACTCAGGAACATTTCTAAAACTTCTTTTTGAGGTGTGTAATTTTCATCAACTACGGGAGACCTTGGATCATTGTAGATATCAAAACTTTTATCTGCGAATGATCTAAAACCAAATAGTTTAGAACCCGTTTCAGACCTAACCTTATTGATTGGCAAAATCTCTGTCTCAGGAAATCCAATTTCTGAAACTGAACCATCAGAAACTTTTACAATCTTCTCAGTTATGGGCGGATTATTTTTAAAAATTAATAGATCATTAATTTGATCCCTTAAATCTTTAACGGGCAAACCCATAATATTATTTAACTGTTTGTCTATGCCTGACACTTTTAAATCAGGCTGACCAATTGGATTAGCTACAACCTTGGGCGGGTTAGCTTGTCTAACTTGTTGACCAATATTTTGTGAAACTACAGTCCCAAAGTTATTTAAATCAATTCCCAAATCTTCCGCTAATTGTATCCATTCCGCTTTGGTCAAAAGGTTAACACCTTTAGACGGCTTTAAATGTGGCTGATTGATCAATTCTGATCTAATTGCACCTAGAACCATAGTCCTTTGTTCATTTGTAAATTTAAGCATTTACTTTCTCCATGTCTGTCAGTTTACTGATTTCATGCTTTCGCAATCATCAGATCGAATAACACATTCGATTATCAGTAAAAAATTGAAAAGGGGCAATAAAAAAATACTGCCCCATGTCTAGTTTTAATTGTTTGTATTGATTTTATCACTTTGAATTTTATTCCACATTATTCCATAATCAGTTACTGATGCTAGATTTTGATGAATTAAATCTATTAAAGTTTTTTGTATCTTAACTGAAACTTTTCTTGAGCAAGTTTTCCCTGATGCCAATTTAGATTGGTGAAAATAAAAACCTTTGTCATAAAGTGGTCTTTTTCTCCCACTTAAACTTTTAGGAATAAAAGTTTTCCATTCATCTGTTGGATGATACCAACCTTTATATTCAGCACCATCTTTAGCAGTACATTCAATCCATATACTCAATGGATAACCATCATCTAATTGTCCCATATTTCTATGGTCATATATTTTATTTAATTTCATTATATTGCTCCCTCACTATCTGTTAATTTTATTAGCTGATCTACATCATAGTTTGATCCATTGATCCAATCATCATGTAACTCTTGACCAAGTATTGAGATTATAATTTTAGATATTGGATTACAAATTCGAGCAACTAGATAATGATCTAATTCATTTACTAAATTCATTGTTTCATAGTTGCCAACAAATTTACCACCAAACTCCTTATCTGTTTTGCTATCTACATCCGCAATATTTCCAAAGTTATAAGCATCAGATAAAAGCCTAAGTAACTTGATTTCGTCTTGATTTAATTTCTTGTACATTATTGAAACTCCTCAATCTGTCAGTTAACTGTTTCACTCTTTTGAGATCATCAGGCTGAATTACATTCAACTACAGTTTTTTAAGGGGCAATAAAAGAATTGCCCCCTAATTAATTTGTTTGGAGTGATTAAAAACAATTTCAAGTCTTAGGAGTGGATCGTGTTTTGCACCAACTTAACTTGAATTTCTTAATCTGCGGTGGCTAGCTATTTACCCATGCTAGTAGTCAGAATTTTTGGATCGTACATAAACCTAAAGTGGCGGTTATCAAAGCAGTTACCTCATTCTGCGGGTTGGATGGTCAGTCCTTAAAAACCTTTATTTCTCCTCTGTCTGTCAAACACTCGTAGAGTGTAATTTGAAAACCCTATTTTTGTCAAGAGATTAAATTGGTGTTATGTGCAATTATCTAACTTTTTAATCTAATCTTGCACATATCATTATTATAAACCTAATGTTATAGCCAAAGTCTGATCATTAAAAAAATTTCAGGCTGAATAAAAAAATTTCAGGAAAAGTTTAAATAATGTCAGACATTCAGACATTAGACACAGTCAGACACCAATAATGCCACAAATTAGGACACAACTAATATTTAATCCTCTGTAACTGTTGCTGACTGTGTGATACCGCCCGCCACACATAGGATAGCTAGTCCTATTTGCCACTATTCCCGCTTAAATTTACAAATAAAAAATTGACCCACCCCGCCTAGAAAAATCGACCCCCGATTTGGTTCCATCGCAACTGCGTGTGTGTGGGGAACCTACTCCCTTAGTTTTTGAGTATTAACTTTACAAATTTTTATTTTTTTTTTATTATATTATAAAATTGATAGGTGTCTGGAGTGTCTGATATTGGCAAGAAGAATAAGTAAGGTCCCAAAAAGGCTGCAAAATGCGGTTGCATTGGAACAGGAATTAGCAAAAGTAGAACAAGAAGATATGCTTATGCAGCATCCTTCGTTCTTAGGTAACCAAAGACAGTTTATTGACCGCATATATCAGTATTTACCTGATATGGCAGATAAACTAGTAGGTTATATGTCCGCTCAACCAGAGAGAGTTTACGGAAATAACGGTACAGTACAGTTAATGGTACCAGAAGACAGAGCTTTGACTGATGGTCAACTACAATTATTCAAAATGGTACTTCAAAAAGGTCTACCAAACCAAGCTCCTATTAGTATGCAAGGTAAACAGAACCCAATGGAGACAGGTAAGGTTAACATTACTATAAATCAAACAGGACCTAGCGTAGATTTTGATACATTAACCGCTCCTGTTGACGGTGTTATCCAAGGTAGAGCAGAAAAGGTAAATACTTTATCATTTAAGAGACCTTCTAAAGATGACTGATGTAACATTTGAGGCTCATCACGCCCAACAATTAGTATTAGAAGACCCACATAGGTTTATTACTTTAGTTTGTGGTAGACGATGGGGCAAAGATCACATGGCTGCTATTAAAATTTTATCTCATAGCCTTACTCATAAAAGTCCTAGAGGTAAAAAGTTATATGCATGGCTTAATCCCGTCTATAACCCGCAAGGAAAAGAAAGTTTTAGAGTTTTTAGAGCCTTTGCTGAAAGTGGTGGACTTGTTGAAAAGTGTATTGAGACACCTCCTATGGAAGTTCGTTTAGTAAATGGTGATAGAATTACTTTTTTCTCCGCTGATCAACCAGATAACCTTCGTGGTGGTCAGTATGATGGCGTTATTCTAAATGAAGCAGGTTTTATATCTGACTTAGATGAACTTTGGTCAGGTCCAGTTGCTGCGATGTTACTAGATAGAACTGGATGGGCATGGGTTATGGGCACACCTAAAGGTAAAAATGCTTTTCATAAATTTTATTTACGAGGTTTGGATAAAGAATTAGAGAATGGTAAACCAAATCCTTGGAAGACTTTTAGATTTCCTACTAAAACCAATCCTTTTATTAGCGATGAAGAATTAGATAGATTAAGAGATGAACTACCTTCTGATATGTTTAAACAAGAATTCATGGCAGAGTTTATGGATTCTGGTGGTGCCGTATTTCGTGGCTTAGACCAAATGATGGAACGTAGTGCAAACACCGCACTTGTTCCGCAAGCTGATGGATGTCGTGTTGGAGTTGACTTAGCTAAACATACTGACTTTACTTGTCTAGTTGCACTAGATTCAAACTCAAATGTAATTGGGTTTGACAGGTTTAATCAATTAGATTGGTCTGTCATTAGTCAGAGGATAGAATATTTCTGTTCAAGGTTTAGAGGTAAAGTAATTATGGATGCCACGGGAGTTGGTGATCCTATATTTGAAAACCTATCTCGTAAAGGTTTAGCAATAGAGCCTATAAAGTTTACAAATGAAAAGAAAGCACAGATGGTACAGAACTTAATGCTTCTTATAGAAGAAGGCGTTTTGAAGATACCACAACCAGGAACAATAGCTGATCCAAGTCACGACACTACACATTTGTGGAGAGAATTAGAGGCTTACTCTTATAATATTACCGCTACAGGTAGAATAAGATATGAAGCTCCACGAGGTTTTCATGATGATTGTGTTACCGCTTTATTCCTTGCAGCTTCATCAATGCCCCTAATGATGAATGCTACTATGAATAATATTGATCTAGACAATGTTAGAGGAGTTGGAGAATTAGAAAACTCTTACTAGCTTTTTCATAGAATATAGTGTAGATTTATGTCTATGTCTTGGGGTATAGTAATGGAATGGGTGACAATGATGCAACCTAAACAAATAAATATAAAAAAAGCTAAGAGACCACGAGTTAAAACAAAGGGTCACATGAAGAATGGCTGCAAGATTATGGAAAAGAGTGACGACATTCACTTTGCACCTCGTAGAAAGAAAACATAAGGATTAACATGGCAGATAAAAGAGGCGATCAATCAGGTTTAGAGTCTATCGTATTTAACACAGACACCATATCTGACAATGCAGCAGGAGAAAGAATGAACGAAGTTGTGGGTCCCGATGTCATGGGTCCACAAGTTAACCCAATGGAGTCAATTAAAAATGCTAGAGATGACGTTAAGAGAGATATTATTAACGATAGTCAGGTGGTTCAAGAATATAATAGATTGTCTGATGCAGATGATCCAGAACCTGATGCTGAATCTATGGGATCTGTTAGAAACCGTATGGAAATCGTTAGGGCAGAAGTGCAGACTGGGTTGGATCAAGTTGCTCGTGCATTGGACAACTCTGAAAACGCAGCTCAAAATTTGGATAAAGAAACGGAAAAAAAGTTAGTTGACTTTGTCCATTCACACTTTGATTTAAGTTATGACCGCATATCTAAACGATATGACTATTGGTCAGATGCCGAGGTTACTCATGATATATATGTTCCAAGTAGAGTTGTAGATGATGTTAGATCTGCCCGAACTGCTTCCGCAGGTAGTAATTCTAGTACTAACTCTCGTAACTCTAAGAAATATAGGTTAATCGATCAGATAAAGACACCTTATAGTAGATCAATATCAGATACTATTTGCACCTATAATCTAGCCATATTTGGGGGAGCTCCCCCTTTCAGAATAGAAAGAACAAGTTTAGACTCTGATAGACGAGCAGGTAGATTATTAGAAAGAAGATTACATCATAATATGAGAAAGGTTGGATATGAGCAGAAGCTATATCAAATCTTTTTAGACAATAACAGATATGGCATGGCACCTGTAGCTAACTTCTATGGGAAAGATGGTAATGCACCAGTAAACATAGACCCGTGGGCATATTTTCCAGATCCAAGAGTTACGGCTCAGAATAGACACGAGGCAGACTTTGTAGGCTATAGAACTTGGGCAAGTTTAACTGCATTATACAGACGTGGTCATTATCAGAATCTTGATAGAATAGAGAACCACAGACCTAATGTTTCATGGAATTCCAATCAATTTTTGAAAGACACCATTCGTGATCAGAGCATAGACCCAACGCTCTCAGGGAGTTATACTAGTGACTATAAAAATCACTTCGGACTAGGTCACGCTCATGTACTCAACACTCTTTATGTTTTTATGGACCCAAATCGTTTGGGCATATCCGCACCGTTCGGTTTATATCGTATTGTGGTGGCAGATGAGAGTGTGGTTATACAGTTTGATCCTTCGCCATATCCGCATCAAGATATCCCTCTTATCCACGGAGAAGGGCAGTATGATGCACATAAAACTTTTTCATCTTCACTCTACGACTTAATGATGCCATTACAGAGGTACCAAGATTGGTTACTTCGTACTAGGGTTGAAAACGTACAGAGTATTGTACAGAACAGATTAGTTGTAGATCCTAACCGAGTTAACATAAGGGACATATTAGATCCGAATGCAGCTAGACTTATTAGAACTCTTCCAGGTGCTAATCCATCTGATGCCATTCTTCCTTTAACAGTACCTGATGCAACTAGAAATTATTTTAATGACTTAGATACCACAGGACAATTAATGCAAAGACTTGCAGCAGCCAATGACACTGCTCAAGGTATACAATCCGAGACACAGAGAACCGCTACTGAGATAGCCAGAATGACAACTCTAGGTCAACAAAGATTGGGAATGCAAGCACGATTACTTTCATCAACTACTATACGACCTCTCGTTAGACAGATGATAGCAAACTTACAATTCTTTGAGGTAGATGGCGGAATGGTCAATATGCCCGAAGAAATTTCAGCAGAGAATCCTAGTGGAGATGTCAAATATAACAGATCAGAAATCATGGGTGATTTTGATTATGTTGTAGTAGACGGAACTTTACCCACCTCACCCGAAGAAAACTCCGAGAATATAACTAAAGCTATAAGAACTTTAGCTGAGACAGGTCTTGGACAATCATGGGATATGGATAAATTCGTAGAAAGATTAATTGAAAGTTTTGGTTTTGAGGATGTAGAAAATTGGAAGAAAAGTCCGAGCGAGGTTGTTCCTGATGAACAAATTCAGCAAGAATTACAGGCAGGAAACATCGTGCCTATGTCACAAGCAGCACAAGAAGTTGGAGGACCCACACAAATGGATCCAGAACAAATGGCAGCAATGGCGGGACAAACCCCGCTCACATGAACTTGATGACATACATAAAGTATTTACAATAGACTGAGGAAATACATTGGCTAAACAACTAAAAAGTACTGAACTATCTAAGGGTTTGGAGAAACTCAAAGATAATTATTTTTGGAAAATATACCAAGAAAGAATTCTGACAGAATTTAATAGGGTGGAAACCGCATTAATTAGTAATGCCTCTGCTGATGCAGATCAATTACGAGTTTGTGCGGCTTTAATGTCGGCATTCCGCACTGTGCTTGATTTACCTACCAAGATGGTAGGCGATGCTCAAGCGGAAGAGGAACTAGAAAGGCTCAATAAAAATGGCGATTAATCCAAGTGAAGCAGACGTAACTGCTATGAGAAACCCAGGATCTGGGGCAATTACAGATCCAAACCAAGCAGTAAACCCACCCGCTAATGCACCTACTCCCCAGACAGATGCAGAGGCTAATCCTGATAAATCAGGTTTTGATGCAGCATCAAGATTAAAGTCAAACGACAGGATGCCTGTTGACTTCGATTTTGAAGTTACTAATAATCCTGACCCTAGAGGTGATACAGAAGTAGGTGATGCTAACGCTCAAGATATATCCCCTGCTGAAGCAGATGCTATATCGAGAATGATTAAGATCAAGTATCGTGGTGAAGAAGAAGAGATACCAGAAGATAAAGCGGTCACTATGCTTCAACAGTTTAAATCTGTTGAAAGTAAGTATGGTCCACTTATGGAACTCTCAAGAAGAATTAGTGAGCAAACAGGTGTAACAGATCCCAATCAATTAGCTAATATGATTGGTACCAGTATGCTTAATAGTATGAATAATCAAAAAGCAGCGGAAAATCCAACAGGTAACCCTACAGAAACACCTGCTGAATTAGCTAATGATCCAAGAGTTCTAGCAAAGAATGTCATGTCTGATGAGAATGCTGTTAAATTGGCTAAAAACTTCTTTGATGAAAATGGATTACAACCTACGGATGATGCATTCTTGGCTATGCAAAATATGTTTAAGTATTCTAAGGCTGTAGAGGAAGCTGCAACTATACTCCCTACCCTTATGGAAGATGTAAATAATTTCAAACAAGCTCAACAATTGAGTGCTACTAGAGCTAATCAAACTTTAGTTGACTCTCAAGCAGCGGCAACTGCTTCTGAATTAGGAATTGATACTGAAGCAGATTTCAATGACTTTATTTCTTGGGTAGATATGCAGGATCAAACCTTTGGTAATTATAAAGCAGCCATTGGAAATAATCCCGCAGCAATGGATAAAGCTATCAGAGATTATCATGCTATTACCTCTGGAAACAAAAGTGTTGCTGAACAAAATGCTATGAAAATGAATGTTGAGAAGAATATATCCCGTGCAGGTGGTGAAACTGTAGCTTCAAGAGGCTCAGATGTACCTACTGGAAAGGGTCCTCAACAGGATTTTAGTACTCAAATGTTGGATTTATTATAAAAAAACGACTCAGACATAGACAATAGTGTTGATTTATGTCTGTGTCTGATGTACTTTATAAGTGTCTAATTATGAATGCCTACCAGACGGCAGTATTTTAAACTAAAGACCATTAGGGAAACTAAGTTTATTTACTATTAACCCAAGGAGCAATCGAACAGACGAACTTAATTTAACTCTAACCTAATGAGGTACTACTATGACTACTCTTGGTATGAGGGGAACTGGCTCTTTTGCAGCCGATCACCGCCCCGAAAACTACAGAGAGAAATACCTAATGTTAGAGCCGAATGGTTCGGCTCCGCTTACGGCTATTCTCTCAATGCTTCCATCGGAAGCAACCGATGATCCAGAATTCCATAACTTTAGGAAGGATCTACCTAGCTTTACCTTTACTCACTCAGGTACAGCTGCTAACAATGCAACCACTTTAACCGCCTCTGCTGCGGGTGATGCTGCGTTTTTCCGTGTAGGAATGTTAATTAGAAACTTCAGAACTGGTGAAGTTGCTAAGATTACTGCCCTACCATCAACTACAAC